GAGGAGACGAGACAGTGACGGTAGTAGACGATCGCATTTTAGATATGTATAATGGATCAACAGTAGCCGAATTTCTCAGTGAAAGAGGATTATCAGTAACATCAGCAGACAAATCAGTACAAATAAAAACATATCAACCATTTTCAGAACTTTCTTTTTTAAAAAATCAAACATGTAAGGAACAGGTAATGGGATTATTTAGACCATTGCCTGAATTGGCTTCGTTAGTAGAATCAATGTACTGGATTAGAATCAACAAATTTAATACATCACCACGCAGAGCGACTGAAGACAATATCATTTGCTCTTTACGTGGAATTTACTTTCACGGAAAATCGACGTTCAATTATTATAGAAAACGAATAATGCAGGAGAGACCAGAATATGTCTTACCAACTTATGAGGAGTTAAATAAGATATGGGTAAGCTACAAATATTTCCCAGGCGCACATGCAGATTATGCAGTACAAGAGTCTGAGATGGATGTAGTGACACTAACACTTGCAAATTATCAGTAAGAAAATCACTCTTCTAAACAATTATCATGAATAACGGAACTGAAACACAAAACAAAATACACACGGAACCCCTGGACATAAAACAAAAACCTAGATCTGAAACTGAATCGGCAATTGAAAATTTGGAAAATGACAACAAATGGATTGAGGAGTTTGCGGCAACGCGAATCTTCAAAGTAAATCCAGATGGGACGTTAGAAAAATTAAATATTGTTGAGACAGTGCCAGAATCTGGCGAACACGGAATGAAACTTGACGACTATATGGCTATGGACAAGGAACAAATTGGCGAAAACGTATCGGAAAGAGCAGAAGTATCGAGTAGTTTGGGACAAATTGACCCGCTTTCAATAGAAAATAACAACAACGCAGATCCAGAAAAGCAAGAAATTTCAAGAGTAGGAGCAACAATTCAAGATTCGAAACAAACCACCGTTGTGCCAGTAAGAACAGGCAACATGATGGCTAAATCAAGAAATGACAGAGCAGACGCATATTTAAATGACGTAGATTGGGACTTAAACAAATTGACGACAAAGTTTTCATTAATCAAGGACGTAGTTTGGGCAATCACAGACAACGCTTTAACGATTATTGATACATTAACTTTGCCGAAGGATATTTTAGTAACACCAGCACAAAAAGCACCCTTCGACGTGACGAAATTATGGAAATGCAAGAACATCAGAATTAAAATCGTGCTTAAGACTTCACCGTTTTACGCAGGATCGCTTGGAATCTGATTTACACCTTTCAATTTTAAACCAGAACCACGACGTATGATTAACATGGGAGCAATGATTCAAAAGGCATCGCAAAACGAAGGCTTAGAGTTACTGATTCCATTCAGATATCCTTACGGATATCTAGACATTACTGACCCAGTCCAATTGGGACAGTTTTGTATTTTTGTAATAGCACCATTGAGAACAGGACCAGACAATCCAAACAGTGTAACAATGACAGTATACGCAGCAATTGAGGAAAGTGAATTCAAGATTCCAGATGTAGTGCCACCAACGCGCTATATCTCTCACAAGCTAGATAAGAACAGTATTGTAATCACTACACCAGAATCTGGTCGTATGAACAGCAAACCGAAAAATCACGCAGAATATATGGCTAAACAACAAACATCAAAAACACAATCGAGTGCAAAGGCAGTCAAAATGACTTTGTGCGACATCAATATGGACCCACGCGACATGCAAAAGACAGTAATGTGCGCAGGAGAAGGAACGCTAGGAAAGACACGAGTAGGACATTTTCAGGACATGCCGACGAGCTTAATACAACTTGGTAAGAGATGGAGGACAGTAGACACGTTTCAGTCGAGCATTAAAGCTTTGAATAGATTTAGAATGATTATTCCATTATCTGATCTATACAAAACAGCGATGAACGGCTTAGACTTATGGTACGGACTTATGCGAGGTTCTATAAATATTAGAATTCAAGTGATGTCAGGAAACGTAAGAGGAATGGCAATGGTTAGTCTTAGAGATTTAACGGATAACAAGATCTATCCGGGGCCAACTATTGAGGGAGTGCACTACTTTGATCAAGACGTCATCGGACAATTTTCTGTCCCATGGCTTCAAAGTGCATTTACGAACTATTCAGACGGATCAATCACATCAGGAAGCCTATACATTTATATGGACAATTTCAATACGGAGAACACACCGATCATTTACGAGATATCTGTGTGCCTTGGAGACGATTTTCACATGGGAGTCTTTTTAGGCGCTAGTAAATTCGTTTATGAAGCATGGAAACCAGCAAACGTAACAACACAATATCCAATCCCTCTTGTGGCTATACCAACAGTGCCAGAATCAGGAATTATTGAGCAAATCGGACGAGTAATAGAGACAACAATACCTATAGTAGATAACGTTTCCGCTCTAGCAGAATTACTAGACGCAACACCACTAACGGTTCAACCAACACCCTTATGGCAACGTAAGGTTCCATATTCGATTGCCACAGACAATGTTCAATATATTGAACGTCTGATGACAACGAATCACAATGGAATGAGCTTACCAGATAAGGATTGCTTTGGATCGTCGACCAGTGAGTGTGATATACACAATCTTTTAGTGGGAACGAAATCATATTTAGAGACAGTGAGTTGGCCAGCATCAGCAACAGCAGGCGAGGTACTCTTCAAAACTCCGATTGGTCCGAATGGACTACCGGGTTATGATGGGCAACTCGTTGACGTGATTCCGTCTATTTTCAACAAGTGGACGGGTGGTTGTCTGGTGATGTTCGACATTATAGCAACGGAAATGCATAGAGGGCAACTATACATTTCTTACACACCAAATTCAGTGGACGACATTTCATATGCCGGAGCACCACAAACATATTTTACAACAGTAGATTTATCATCAGGCAGAGGTACGGTCTGTCTATTTTGCCCTTATTTATCACACATCCCGTACAGAACATCAATTGGAGACGAACCAGAAACCAATCAAACCCATTCAGGTAAGATTATGGTATTCGTTCAAAATCCGCTTCGAGCTACGTCAACCGTTTCACCAAATGTTGACATCGTTATATACAAAGCTTACGCAGACGATTTTTCGCTAGCAGTATATGGCAGAAGTGACATCAACTAAATGTGGCTGAAGACTATATTTTTTATATTTATATCATTAATTATATATAACGTAATATTTAATATTTTTTAAATTAGAAACAAAGAAGTATTCATTTATTATTATTATTAGTTTTATATTTATTAGAATGTGACTA